ATCTGACAATGGATTTTCTTTAGGTCGTGCTTCTGAAATCACCAGAGATGAGTTGAAGTTTGGTAAATTCATTTCACGTTTGCGTTTAAGATTCTCACACTTGTTTGACAAGATGCTTGAAACACAACTTCTACTTAAAGGTGTTTGCACTCGCAAAGAGTGGGAACAAATGAAAGAAGAAATCAGCTATGACTATCAATCAGACTCACATTTCAGCGAACTTAAAAATGCTGAATTGATGAAAGATAGGTTGGGTCTTCTTTCAGACATTGACGGATATGTTGGCAAATATTTCTCCATTAATTATATCAGAAAAAATGTTTTGCATCAAAGCGAAGAAGATATAAAACAAATGGACGAAGAGATGGAAGAAGACAAAGCAAACATGGATGGAGAAGATTCTGGAACAGAAGATTTGCCACCTCCTCCACCGCCTGCACCTCCACCACAACAACTTGTTGTAAGTGTAAAGAAAGAAGAAACTGAAAACAATACTAGAGTAATTGATGACGTAGACCAAAGAGAATTGGCTAAGTCTATGACTGCATTTTTTGGAACACTAGTTGAAGAGGCCAAGGGTGACAAAGAAGGAAACTAATCTTAGTAGTACTCTCAGCGAAGCGGTTTCTGTTGCAACATCTGTAGCATATACAAGACAAGAGATACAAAAACTTAAGACAGAGTTAGTATCTCTTCTAGAAAAGAAAACAACAGAAGTAATCGTTGAACAAGTTCCTGGTCCAGTCGGTCCACGTGGAGCCCTTGGTGCAACTGGCGCACAGGGACCTAAAGGCGACAAAGGTGACAAGGGCGATGTTGGCGAACGTGGTGAAAAAGGTGATGTTGGTTTACAGGGTGAAATCGGGCCTGAAGGCCTGCAGGGAATAAAAGGTGATGTTGGTCCACAAGGCGAACAGGGCGAACGTGGTCTGCAAGGCGAACAAGGTGTACAGGGTATTGCTGGTGATCGTGGTGACAAAGGCGAGAAAGGTGATAGGGGTGCAGATGGACAAAATGGTCTGGACGGAAAAGATGGAGAAGCGGGCAAAACTGGTCCCGCTGGATCAACTGGCGAACAGGGAATTCAAGGTGAGCGAGGTGAGAAGGGTAACAGAGGCGAACGAGGACAAGACGGACGACAAGGAATTCAAGGATCAGTCGGACCAAGAGGTGAGATTGGACCACAGGGCATTCAAGGTGTTTCAGGTAAGGATGGTAAAGACGGAGACATAAAACCTGTTGAAGAAAAGTTTCAGAAGTTTATTGATAATGTTCAGAAAGATGTTAGCGCATTTAAAACAAAAGTAAATGCCGTAATTATTAAATCTGGTGGTCAACACGGAGGATCAAGCGGATCAGGTGAAGTAAATCTACGTTACTTAGATGACGTTGATAGAAACAGTATCACAGATGGTTATGTTTTATCTTATGATGAAGCGGCACAGAAATTTGTATTCGTTGAACAGTCTGGTGGCGGTGGCGGTACAGTAGATACTCTAGCAAGAGCAAGAGCAAACTCTGCATGGTACACAGCAAACTTAGCATACTCACAAGCCAACAGCGCATTCTCTACAGCTAATGCATCATACATTCAAGCTAATACTGCCACAACAAATGCTTCTATTGCAAACAATCAAGCGGCATCCGCATTCTCTAAAGCTAATAGCGCATACGATGTTGCTAATTCAGCATACAATGCCGCAAATAATGTTGTACTGTACAATCAAAATTTAAATACATCAAACACAGTTTCTTTTGCAGGAGTAACAGTAACAGGAAACACAACTGTTCAGCACATTGTACCTTCAGCAAATATCACGTATGATTTAGGAACGCCAACTGCGAGATTCAGAGACTTATATCTGAGTGGCAATACATTATATCTTGGTAGTACAACTGTAACTGCCGATTTAATTGCAACAACTGCCGCAATTGCCAATGCATCATTTCAGCAGGCTAATACTGCAACATCACTAGCACAATCGGCATTTGTACAAGCTAACACTGGCGGTGTCGCCGGAACAGATAACTTGGCACGTTCAATTGCTAATAGTTCATTCTCTACAGCAAATACAGCAAATGCAAAAGCACAAGCCGCTTATGATTACGCCAACACTATTGTTGTTCCGAGTCTTTCTGGATACTCAACTAATACTACAGTTAATATAGTTTGGTCTACTGCCAATAACGCATATGCACAAGCAAACTCAGCATTGGGTATTGCACAATCTGCATTCGCACAAGCAAACACTGGTGGAATTGCGGCCGCAACAGATTCGTTGAATATCGTATTTAATAATAGCAATGCATCATCATATAGGGTTGTTGCAATTAATGCAAATTCTGAGACAATTTTAGCATCAGCATTAGACTTAACTCAAGCAGATAAAGTTGTTGGAGTATTAGATGCCAACACAGAAACTGTTACATTAGGCACACTCACAAATCCATCATGGACTTGGTCTTCGGATCAAGCATTATATTTGGGTTCAAACGGGAATATTGTAACAAGTCCTACCATTGACGGCGCACAATTTTCACTCAAAATTGGATATGCGTTATCAGCAACAAAAGTATTTGTAAAAATCGGAACGCCAGTCGTTTTATAAATAGGTGTAAAATATTAAGGAGCAATCTACATGGCAAACGCACTTTACCCAAAAGCAAAAGAAGCATTTTTAAACGGCGCTATCAATATGTCGGCTAACACGATTACGTTGGCACTTATTGATACTGGTGTTTATACTTATAGCACAGCACATCAATTCAGAAGTGATGTGTCAAATTCTGCTGTAATTTCTACTACAACATTAACTACCAAAACAATTACCAGTGGAGTATTTGATGCGGATGACGCAACATTTACGTCAGTTTCTGGTGCAAACTGTGAGGCACTTATTCTATTTGCAGATACTGGAGTTCAAGGAACATCTAGATTAGTTGCATATATTGACAGCGCAACTGGTTTGCCAATTCTACCTAACGGCGGTGATATTACTGTAGCATTTTCTGCTGGCGCAAATAGAATTTTCTCTCTTTAATTTTTGACAATTAAACTCGTAATGATATGGCTCTAATTCGGTTAGAAGGAACACTTGATACAGTAAATGCTGTAACAATTCAGACATACTCATCATCAACATTTGATGTTTTTGACTTTGCTGTAAAACCGTCTATAGAATTTGGTGATGCTAAAACTATTCTTTATGTAAATCAAGATATAATTTACTATGGTAATCTTGATATTGATGTATTTGCAAATAATTCTATATTAGAATATCAAACTACAAAGTTTGATGATGAGGTGATGCCAGTAAATTTATTTGGCAATGCACAATTAAATTCAATTGTTTATCCCAATTCAATAACTGCAACTACAGCTTTTGGTACAGCGCAGTTTATATACAATCAAAATATTTTATTGAGTGATAGGATTGAAGCACTTTCAATTTATTCAATTCAGACTTATGCAAGCACATCAATTTCAGATGTAATTGCATCATTAGATTATTCAATTGCATCTAGCCTTGCGTTTGGGACAGAAGAAGTTGAATTCATAATATATCCAAATTCTATAGGCACTGGAGTTGAATTTGGTAGTGCATCAATATCTAGAAATATAACATTAAATTCTATTGACAGCACACTTGAGTTTGGTACTCTCCAACTCAATATGGAAATTGAAGATGTTCCATTTCCATCTATAACATCAACATTAGTAATTCCACAGCCAAGCGTTAAGTATATTGTTGGTCCATTAGGTATTGCAACGACAGCAAACTTTGGCATAGCAAACGTTATTGATAATATTCATAGATTACTTGTCTTTAAAGATGGAAATATTTCTAAAATAGGAGACAATGACGCTGGAGTTATTGCTGGAGGAATTAGATTAAATCCTGCTAGTGCAGTCAGCGTAGATGCTACTTCAGGTAATGCTACTTTACCATCAAATCCAGTTGGATTCTTATCGGTAAATATTGATGGTGCCAATTACAGAATCCCGTATTTTAATCCATAAAAACGGTAAAGTATAAATAATAAAACAAGGAGATATACTATGGAAAATGTACAGACAGCAATTCAACACGCATATGATGCAAGACCGGCTGAGTTTAAAAACTCAATTCTTGACGCACTAAACGACAAGATACAAAATCATATTGAAGTTAAAAGAATGGAATTGGCAGGGTCTATTTTTAAAGATAGCGAAGAAGAAGTCGCATCTGGTGAAGAGGAATTTCAATCCAGTTCAGAAGGAAATGTAGATGAAGAACTTTAAAAGTTTTATCCAGTTGGATGAAGTAGAAAGAGTCAAGTATAAAGACGGTATCGCCAATAAAATGGCGTATGCGTCCGATGAAGTCAAAACTAAAGGTAATAGACTTGATAACAAGCAACCGTTTGGTGAAGGCGATGCATACGACAAAGACGTTAAGGCTAGTCCAAAACCGCACGATAAAGAAGCGGCGGCTCAACGTGCAAAGCTAGCCGCACTTGCCGCTAGAAAAGCAATGATGACGAACAAAATGAGTGAAGCAGAAACTCATCAGGCTAAGACTACAATGAAGCACATCAACAATCCAAATGCCGCTGAAAAGAAAGCCGCTAAAGATATCAAGCCTGGCATTAAAGGTGTTCGTGATAGATTAGCAATGCTTCAAGCCGCAAAAGATCGTGGTGCTTTAAAGAATGAAGACGTTGATTTGCTTTCTAATCTTTACGATCAGTTAGATGAAAGCAATCAAGAAATCTTTTTGACACAGTTGGAAGAAGATGCTGAAGTTCTTTTAGCATTTGCAAAAACTATAGCGGAAGAATAAAATGGCAGATTCAGTAATCTCAACAAAACTAAAAGATCATGCATCAGCATGGGCATATGCATTTACGAATGAATCAGATGGCACTGGTGAAACTAACGTCAGAAAAGTTAATGCAAACACTTTGATTGCATCAACTGGTAATGGCTCATCACAGAGATTGACAGTTAACAAGATTGCTTGGACTATTGCTGGCGCAAACTCTAAAGTAAAATTAATGTGGAGCGGAACAGGCTCAAATACATTTGCAATACTTACAGGTACTGGTACATTTGATTTAGCAACGAATTTAACAACACCGTTTGTAAACACAACAGCAAATACAATTGGTGACATTTACTTGTCTACTTTAGGATTTACTACTGGCGCAACATACACTATTGTTATGGAAGGCAAGAAGACTGCTGGTTACACTAGTCGTGAAACTACCGATGATGGTATAAGTCCATAAATATGATTGGGTTTAAAGATTTTATATCTTTGTCCGACGAACAGTTAGATGAAGCTAGGCTTGTCAAAGTCAATAGAGTACGTGCTGGAGTTATTCAGCGCAGAAAAGTTGTATCAGCAACGCCTGGATATAAAGTTTTAGGAGGCAAACTTGTTAGAATGTCTTCACAAGAAAAAATGCATCGTAGAATTGCACAACGCAAAGCGGCTAGAAAACGTGCACCAAAACTTGCATTGATTTTACGCAAGAGAACAAAGTCACTTAGAAAACGAACATCAGCAGGACTAAAATGAAACTAATTACAGAAATCAATGAGCAAGTAAATATCATTACTGAAGCAAACGAAGCTGGCGGTAAAAACTTCTTCATTGAAGGTATCTTCATGCAAGCAGAACAAGAAAACAGAAACAAGAGAATGTATCCGTTAGAAGTTCTGCAAAAAGAAACAGAACGATATGTTACTGAGTATGTGATGAAGAATCGTGCTTACGGAGAGTTAGGACATCCAGATGGACCAACAATCAATTTAGAACGTGTCTCGCACATCACTAAAAGTTTACGTCAAGATGGAAACAATTTCATCGGCAAAGCAAAAATTATGGACACACCATACGGCAACATTGTAAAGAACTTAATGAGTGAAGGTGCAGTAGTCGGTGTGTCAACAAGAGGTCTAGGAAGTCTTGTTGAAGGAAAGAATGGAGTTAAGGTTGTTGGCAATGACTTTTATCTTGCAACTTGTGCAGATATTGTAGCAGACCCTTCAGCACCAGATGCATATGTACGTGGTATTATGGAAAATAAAGCGTGGGTTTGGGATAACGGAATCATCAGAGAAGCTGATGTTTCAACACAAAAACAAGTTATTCAGAAGTCTTCACAAAAAGACTTAGAAGAAAACATGATAAAAGTGTTTAAAGATTTCATCTCCAAGCTATAATTTTGTATAAATACATATAATAATTTTAAATATCATACAAAGGAGACTGCTATGACAGAACAAGTAATGGACAAGGTTGAAGACCTTGAAAACAAAAACTTAGAAGAAGGTGAAATGCCACCTGCTCTTAAAGCCTATCTTGATAAAAAAGGCAAAAAAGGCGACAAGTCTAAAGATGATGAAGAAGAGGCTGATGATGAAAAAGAAAAAACAATGAAAGAGAAAAAACACGCAAAGATGAAAGAAGACATTGATGCTATTTTCTCTGGCGAATCTCTTTCTGAAGAATTCAAGCAGAATGCACAAGCAATCTTTGAAGCGGCTATTCATTCTAAAGTAGAAGAAGCAGTTGTTGCAATAGAAGAACACTACGCAACTAAACTTGATACAGAAGTTGCATCTATCAACGAAAATTTGGTTACAAAAGTTGACGAATACCTTGAGTATGTCGTTACTGAGTGGATGGAAGAAAACAAACTTGCTATCGAAAAAGGTATCAAGGCTGAATTATCTGAAGACTTTATGATTGGTCTCAAGAATCTATTCACAGAACACTATGTTGACATTCCAGAAGATAAAGTAGATGTGGTTGAACAATTCGCAGAACAAGTTGAAGTACTTGAGTCTGAATTGGACAAAGCAGTTACTGAAGTTTCAAATTTGAATGCACAAATCAATATCTTCAAAAAAGAACACATTGTTAGCGAAGTCTCAGAAGGTCTTAGCGAAGTTCAATTTGCAAAATTAAAATCTCTTGCAGAAGGAATTGATTTTGTTTCAGAACAAGACTACAAAGAAAAACTTCTTTTAACAAAAAAGAAATATTTTGATGGCTCTACACAAGAAACAGTCAAAAAGTCGGCTCCATTGGATGATGACACAACTTCAATTGAAGAATCATTTACTCCAGTGATGAACCACTATGTACAAAATATTTCTAGATCACTCAAGAAATAAGTTTTTATAAATAAATTAAACAATACTCAAAGGAGAAAAACATGAGCGTAGAAAATCTTTTAAAAAAATGGGCACCAGTTCTTGACCATGGCGATTTAACGTCAATCAAGGATTCCCATAAGCGTGCCGTAACAGCGCAACTTCTTGAGAATCAAGAACGTGCTTGCCGTGAAGACGCACAGGGTTCTGGTGGTTATCGCAATCAAACATCGTTGCTTTCTGAAGCCGCACCTGCTAACGCAATGGGCGCATCTTCATCTACAGCGGGTGATGGTTCAATCGACATTTATGATCCAGTTTTGATTAGCTTGGTTCGCCGTTCTGCACCAAACTTAATCGCATACGACATTTGCGGTGTTCAGCCAATGACAGGTCCAACAGGCTTGATCTTTGCAATGCGTAGTCGTTTCACGACACAAGGTGGTACTGAAGCGTTGTTCAACGAAGCAAACACTTCATTCTCATCTGTTGCGGGTGGATCATCTCCAGTTGCCGCTGCCCACACAGGTTCATCTCCAGCTGACTTGTCTGCTGGTACAGAGTACACACGTGGTACAGGTATGCCAACAACCAATGCTGAAGCATTAGGTGATGGTTCTGGTAACCAATTCCAAGAGATGGCATTCTCCATTGAAAAGATTGCTGTTACTGCAAAGAGCCGTGCTTTGAAAGCAGAATACACAATGGAACTTGCACAAGATTTGAAAGCAGTCCATGGTTTGGATGCTGAACAAGAATTAGCAAACATTCTTTCTACAGAAATCTTAGCTGAAATTAACCGTGAAGTTGTTCGTACTATCAACTTGACAGCTACTGTTGGCGCACAAGAGAACGTTACAACTGCTGGTACATTCAACCTTGACGTTGATGCTAACGGTCGTTGGTCTGTTGAAAAATTCAAAGGCTTGATGTTTCAATTGGAGCGTGAGTCTAACGCAATCGCTAAAGCAACTCGTAGAGGTAAAGGTAACGTGCTTATCTGTTCTTCAGACGTAGCATCTGCATTGCAAATGGCTGGTGTTCTTGATTACACTCCAGCACTTGCATCTAACAACTTACAAGTTGATGACACAGGTAACACATTCGCTGGTGTATTGAATGGTCGTATCAAGGTTTATATTGATCCATATTTCGCCGCAACATCTGGTACACACTACGCAACAATCGGTTACAAAGGCACTTCAGCTTTTGATGCTGGTTTGTTCTACTGCCCATACGTTCCATTGCAAATGGTTCGTGCGGTTGGTCAAGACACATTCCAACCAAAGATTGGTTTCAAGACACGTTACGGCATGGTTGCAAACCCATTTGCAACATCAGCCGCTGACGGTGTATTAGCATTCGCTAACAAGAACATCTACTATCGTAGAATCGCAATTACGAACTTGATGTAATTGATTAAGCCGAGAAACATCGGTATTAAAAAGAGGACCTTAGGGTCCTCTTTTTTTGTCTGCATAAATAGAAGACAAGAGGAGATAATATGGCTACACTAACAACGATACCAGTAAATAGAAGTTTTCTTTCTAATAACAAATTTGATTTTGTTCTTAAAAGAATTCCCAATTTCACATACTTAGTACAGAGCGTAAATTTACCTGGACTCGCATTGCAGTCTAGTTCAATTAATACGCCATTTTCTGCTGTTAGTATTCCAGGAAATCAAATTACCTTTAGTTCACTCTCACTAACATTCTTAGTTGATGAAGACATGCAATCGTGGTTAGAGTTATACAATTGGATTGTACAGCTAGGTAATCCAAAAGGATACAATAAAGTTGGAACACTCACAGGCAAACCAGGCTCTGTTACTAGCACTACATCCGATGCAACATTGTTTATAAAATCAAATTCAAACAATTCAAATTTAAGATTTGATTTTGTTGATGTGTACCCAACCGATCTTGGAGAAATGAATTTCACAACTACCGAGAATCAAGAATTTGTTACATCAACAGTAACATTTAACTATGGATATTACGAAGCAACAAACATTTGACATTTGCCTTTGAATGTGTTATTATGATGAATACGAATATTGACTTGAGGAATTATTATGACGTTAGACCAAATGATGGAAGAGTGGAGAATAGACGCTACAGTTGACTCTACAGAGTTAGGTATCGCATCTTTAAAGATACCAGAACTACACAGTAAATTTCTTAAAATTTATTTTGATGAAAGACGCAAACTCAAAGCACTTGAGTTTCAAAGCAAAGATTTATCTTTGAAGAAGTATGAGTATTACAATGGAAAACTTTCACAAGAAGAACTTGACGAACTCAATTGGGAGCCTTTCGTTAAGCGTTTGATGAAAAATGAAGTTGATATGTATCTTGACTCCGACAAAGATATTATACACAACAATGTTCGCATAATCAATCAAAAAGAAAAGTTAGCGTTTTTGGAAGAGGTCATTAAGAATATCAACCAACGCAATTTTCAGATTAAGAATGCTATAGAATGGAAGAAGTTTACGCAAGGTGTACAATAAACTCTATATCTCAAAAGTAGATGAAGTCTACGCACACATCAAGTGTGAGAACTCTGATGCAATGGAGTTAAATGAATACTTCACGTTCTACGTTCCTGGTTACAAATTCATGCCCGCATTTAGAAACAAAGTGTGGGATGGAAAGATACGTCTTTTCAATTCTCAAAACAGACAAATCTATTATGGTCTGATTTCATACTTAGAGAAGTTTGCTAAAGAACGTGACTACACAATTGAGTTTGATGAATCGGTAGAAACGTATGATGAATTCTCTGTAGCAGAAGCAAAAGATTTTATTGATACTCTTGGTGTGCCATTTGAAGTTAGAGACTATCAGATAGATGCATTCATTCATTCAGTACGCAGTAGAAGAAACTTATTAGTATCACCAACAGCATCAGGCAAGTCGCTTATCATATATCTCATTGCGAGATATTTAAATTGCAAGACTCTTATCATTGTTCCTACAATATCACTTGTTGCACAGTTATACAAAGACTTTGCAGACTATGGATTTGAGAGTGATAAATACATACACCAGATTATGTCAGGTGCAAGCAAAGAAACTGATTGCCCCATTGTCATATCTACATGGCAGTCAATTTACAAGATGCCAAAAGAATGGTTCGAAGAATTTGAATTAGTTGTTGGAGATGAAGCGCATTTGTTTAAAGCAAAGTCGTTGATATCTATTCTAACAAAACTAACAGAGTGCAAGTATAGATTTGGTCTGACAGGTACGCTAGATGGCACACAGACACACAGATTAGTATTAGAAGGATTGTTCGGTAAAGTCAAACAGATAACAACAACAAAAGAATTGATTGACTCTGGGCGATTAGCAAAGTTTAGAATTAAAGCATTGGTGCTTAAACACAACGAAGAATCATGTAAGCTAGGTAAGAATTTTAAGTATCAAGATGAGATAAATTATATTACAGGTAAGCCGTCACGTAATAGATTCATTAGAAATTTAACTATGAGTTTAGAAGGTAACACTTTATTACTGTATCAATTTGTTGACAAGCACGGCAGAATATTGTATAATATGATTAAAGACGCAGTAGAAGAAAATAGACCTGTATTCTTTATTCATGGTGCTGTTGGAGTAGATGAGCGAGAAGAAGTTCGTAGAATTACTGAGAATGAAGAGAATGCAATTATCGTAGCATCATATGGAACATTCTCTACTGGTATCAACATTCGTAATCTACACAATGTTATTTTTGCTTCACCAAGCAAGAGTAAGATTAGAACACTACAGTCTATTGGTCGAGGATTGCGTTTGGGTGACAATAAGAAAGAAGCTATTCTATATGACATATCTGATGACATGACTTATAAGAGTAGAAAGAATTTTACGTTAGAACATTTTATTGAACGGATGAAAATCTACAACGATGAAAAGTTTGAATATAAAATCTATACGTTAAATTTAAAGGAAGAATAATGCTTTGCAAAGTACTAAAATTAACAAACGGTGATACACTCATCGGAAATGTTGTTGAGGAAAGTAGAGGCTTCATTGAAGTGCATCGCCCTATGAGAGTTGTTGTTGTTCCTAGGGATGAACACATGTACAGCTTATCTCTTACAAAATGGGATCCACTTATGAACTTTAGCATTCCCGCTAGAATCTTTAAACAGAGTATTGTTTCCGTGTCGGAAGCTACTACTGAAATTGTTAGAGTTTATGGCGAAGCGTATAACGAATTTGATTCGGACAATGAACCCGAACATGATATTGAGATTGATGATGAAAGTCAATCGGAAGACAGAATGTCTGAAATCAAGGAAGAGATTAATAGAATGAGAGTAGCAATGACTTCATCTAACAATCATATATTACATTAAGTCTTTATCAAACAGGACACAGCAATAATAACTCATTGTCAAGTGTTTGTCAACTAACTGAGGTGAAACATGACTATTACTACCACTACCGTAAAAACAACAAAAGTAAAGCACTACGTAAACAACGAACATTTCCTACAAGAGATGGTTGTCTTTCGTGCGGCTGTTAAAGAAGCACAAGCAACGAATGGAGAGCGTCCAAGAGTACCTGAGTACATTGGCGAATGCTTGTTTAAGATTGCAACGCACTTGGCACGTAAACCAAACTTTGCAAACTACACATTCAAAGAAGATATGGTGTCCGATGGCATTGAAAATTGTCTACTGTACATTGATAACTTTGATCCTGAGAAGTCTAAGAATCCATTTGCATACTTTACCCAAATCATTTACTATGCATTCTTGCGAAGAATTCAAAAAGAGAAAAAACATTTGTACATAAAATACAAGAGCATGGACAATCTAATCATTACCTCTCTCATTGAGAACAATGGTGAAGAGTATGTGACTTCAGGACTCAATGGAGTATTGCATGACGCATACAGCGAAGAATTCATTAGCGACTTTATCAAAGCATTTGAAGTAAATAAAGAGAAAAAGATTGCCAGTGCAAAACCTAGGAAGAAAAAGAAAGAAACCGCATTTGATGAATTTTTGGAGAAAGATGATGCAGACACCAATACCAGCCCAACTTGAAAACTGGCTAAAGATTGTAGAAAATAAAAGATCACCGAAAGATTTAAGAGATGCCGCTATCTTGCATTTGACTGCAATTCGTGCTATAATTGATAAGTCTTTAGGTACAACAATGAAGAAGCAAGGGCAACGAAAGTATGAGAATATGTCTATTAGGTGATACGCACTTTGGCGTTAGAAATGACTCCAAAGCGTTTCATGCTTACTACGAAAAATTTTATGATGAAACATTCTTTCCAGAACTGAGAGAACGTGGTGTAAGAACAATCATTCAGCTTGGCGATTTATTTGACAGACGAAAGTATATTAACTTTCATTCGTTGATGGAAAGTCGTAGATACTTTTTTGATAGATGCGTTGAAGAAGGCATTACTCTTCACGCATTAATTGGCAATCACGATATCTTTTGGAAAGAAAGTCTAGACATTAATTCGCCAGACTTGTTGTTGAGAGACTATCACAATATTGTGTTATGGCAGAAACCAGGTACACTTGAAGTTGATGGAATTAAAATTGATATGATACCATGGATTTGCAAAAGCAATGAGGCAGAAGTATTTGAGTTTGTAAAGAACACATCCTCTCCGTTATGTATGGGGCACTTTGAACTTGCTGGCTTTCCATTGTTCCGTGGTATAGATAGCCATGAAGGACTTGACTATAAATTCTTAAGCAACTATAATCATGTATACAGCGGACACTATCATACGCCATCACAGCATGACAACATCACGTATGTTGGTGCACCATATGAATTGTTTTGGAATGATTACAAAGATAAAAAACAATTTGGCATCTTAGATACCGAAACAATGAAGACAACATTCTTAGAGAATCCTCACAGAATGTTTTATAAAGTAAATTACGATGATAACAGTAGCACAGACAAATTAAAAATTGAAGACTTAAAAAAACTCGATTTCACTAAGTATGCAAATGCTTATGTGAAAGTCATTGTTGCTAATAAACAAGACCCATATTTGTTTGAGAAACTTATAGATGAAATTTATAAAGTTGGTCCAGTTGATGTGACAATCGTTGAGGACTTTACAGAATTGAATGAAGAAACTGACAATGATATTGTTGACCAAGCGCAAGATACTATGACAATTCTTTCTACATTCATCGATGCACAAAGCCTAAATATATCTGATACAAATAAACTTAAAACATTGATGCGTGAACTTTATGTTGAGGCACTATCCACAGAAAACATTGAATGATAATTTTTCGCAATTTAAGATGGAAGAACTTTCTATCAACTGGTAACTTTTTTACTGAACTGAACTTAGATGGCAACAACACCACATTGATTGTTGGCTCTAATGGTTCAGGTAAGTCTACGATGCTTGACGCATTGTGCTTTGTGCTGTTTGGTAAACCATTTCGTAATATTAACAAAGGGCAACTTGTTAATACTATCAACCAAAAAGATTGCGTTGCCGAAATTGAATTTGACACAGGCAACAAAACATACAAAATTGTTCGTGGTATCAAACCAAATATCTTTGAGATTTACTGTAATGGGCATCTAGTCAATCAAGATGCCGCAGTCAAAGACTATCAAGAACATCTAGAGAAATTCATTCTCAAACTCAACTATAAATCATTTACTCAAATTGTTTTGTTGGGTTCAGCATCATTTACTCCATTCATGCAATTGTCTGCAAGCGATAGACGTTCTATCATTGAAGACTTGTTGGACATTCAAATCTTCTCTCGCATGAATAGCGCACTTAAAGATAAATTTTTGTTGTTGAAAGAAAAACATTCTCAGACAAAATACGCAGTTGATTTGAAGAGTGAGAAGATACAATATCAAATTCAATTTATTGATTCGTTAAACAAAAGCAATGCCGCACAACTTTCATCTAAGCAACAAGACATTGCTAACACTCAACATTTAGTTATAGAGAGTGAAACTAACTGCACAACGTTACGTCAGAGTTTGTCTGATTTGTGTACACAAATTTCAGACAAAGATAAAGTTGATGGTAAGATAACAAAATTCTCAGGAATCAAACTCAATCTAGGTAAAACACTTAAGAAAGTTAATACTGATATTTCATTCTATCACGATAACAATGATTGCCCAACATGTAAACAAACAATCGGCGATGAATATAAATCACACATCATTGACGAGCGAACTAAAAAACTTGAAGAAGTTGATGGTGCATTGAAAAAAGTTGATGAAGAGATTGCCACACTCAATGTTAGATATGATGCAATAGAAAAAATTGTAGAACAAATTCAAACGTTGAATTCGCAATTGACATTTGAACAAAGCGAGATTAAAGTCAATCGTAGATACATTGAAAGCGTTGAAAAAGAAATTGAACGATTGTCGTTAGTCAAAGATGACTTGCAAACTGAACAAACAAAACTTGAAACATTGAATCAAGAACTTGCTGAATTAGAATCTGAGATTAAAGTTATTTCTGAAGAGCGTTTGTATTATGAGATTGCAACAAACTTATTGAAAGACACAGGCATCAAAACGAAAATCATTCGTCAATACATACCAGTGATTAACAAGTTAGTCAACAAGTATCTTGCATCATTAGATTTCTTTGTGAACTTCAATTTAGATGAATCATTCAAAGAGACAATCAAGTCTCGCCATCGTGATGATTTTACGTATGCATCATTTAGCGAAGGTGAGAAACAACGCATCGATATGGCATTGATGTTAACATGGCGTGCTGTTGCTAAACTGAAGAACAGCGCCAGCACAAACATATTGATACTTGATGAAATCTTTGATTCATCATTGGACACAAATGGTACAGAAGATTTGATGAAGATTCTAAACATGCTTGAAGGTTCTAACCTGTTTGTCATATCACACAAAGGTGATATTCTACAAGACAAGTTTGCAAACGTGATTAGATTTGAGAAAGTAAATAACTTCTCAAGGATTGCAAAATGAAAATACTTAATCAGTATTATGGAAAAGATATAGATAAAGAAGCGCATATCTACTTAGATGAAAAATTCTTTAAGGTGAGAATGCGAAATGAATTAGGAACTTGGTTTGTTGCATTCTTTAAATCACAAGATGAAGCAGAAAATTTCGCAGAACATTATGTAAATGGAGAGACACATGAACCTTGAATTTGTTACAGAAACATCACCCGTTCTTTTACAAGAATGCAAAGAATTTGATTTTGATAATCCACCATTTGATCCAAAAGAGTTTGCACAAGCATTGCACGATAAAATGATTAGAAGTGATGGGCTTGGATTGTCAGCAAATCAAGTTGGTCAACCATATCGTGTTTTTGTTATGAGAACAGGCAATGAACCATATGCAGTATTCAATCCAAGAGTTGTTGATGTATCAGATAAAGAACTCACAATGAAAGAGGGCTGTTTAAGTTTTCCTCTATTGTATCTAAACGTTAAACGTCCAGACTCAATACGTATTCGTTTTCAAGATGAAACGGGTGAAACAAAAACTGAAAAGTTTATTGGCATGACAGCAAGAATTGCACAGCATGAATTTGACCATATGCTTGGAAAAGTGTATACACAAAAGGCATCAGCATTTGAAACGCAACGTGCTATACGCAAACGCATGATTTTAAAACGTAAGGTAAAAAAATGAAACCTTGGCAACACGGATATGACATAGACTATCTTAAGGGGCTTGAAGCACAATATGCAGACTACAATGCATATACGTTATCTCCTTTTGCAAAGTATAAGAAGAACAACATTGCAGAGTCATTGAAAAAAGGTAATCTTATTTTTAGTGAATTTGGTCTTGAACCTTCAATGTTTGAAGTTACGAATAGTAAAGTTGCATCAGATATTACAATGCATGGAAACACAGTTATTGCAACAAAAGTAAAAGGTGATGTTTCAATTGGAAAACTTTCAGGCAATATTAATACGATTAAGCATCAAATTTCTTTATTGTCAGGAAACAATTTTTGGTTAACTGTATGGGCAGAAAACAAAGCACATTGTGACTTAGCTGAAGAGTTGGGTTTCTGTTATGTTGGTCCTAAGATTACAACATACGGAGAAGTACATGCAATTTACTTTAAGAGCAACAGTCCTATCCCACGTTCATTTCCTAAAGTTGAATCAACAGAATATCTAAGCATCAAAAAAATTGGCGCAATCACATCAGACTTTATTGAATCTGTTTCTGCTAAGTTAGCAACATTGCCTGCATTCACAAATCATTACAGTAACTACAACAAAGACAAAGCATGGTCTGCATTGTCATTGCGTGGTTATCGTCCAGAATCAGACTTCATTACAAAACCTTCAGAGATGAGTGATGATTGGAAAGAAAAAAACAAAGACGTAAAATTTGAATTGCAAGACACACCACTCTATGATATGTTTCCTGAAGTGCGTGAGTTGTTAAGTAAATATAGAGA